TTCGTACTGCGGAAATTTAATATCCTCAGACATCCTTTCAAAAAACTCTCTTGCCTCAGATACGTCATTTTTGATTTTCTGAGACAACTTTTTTTGTTCTCTTCTAAGTTTGGAATCGTCAAACGCAAACTCATCAATAGAATATTTTTCTTCGTACTCTGCCTGTATATCTTCGCTATCAAACTCTGGGTTTTGAAACTTGATATAAGACTTTAATACGTCTTCATCTGGTTTATTTTTAATCTCATCTGCTACCTTTTTATTATAAAGTATATCAGCAACCTCGTTAATCTTTCCTTCAGCAATGAGATTATATAATGCTTCTGATGTTTCATTTTCAAATTTTAGTTCCTTAGCTCTTTCAACCTGTAATGCTTCTCGCAACTCTTCCCAAGATGAAAACTCCCCATCAGTTCTTTGTTTAATAAAATCATCTTCATCTAAGACTTCATCATCACTAGACTCTATGACTTCATTATTGACATCTACTTGTGTACCCTCTATCTCCTCTAATTGTTCGCTTGATAATGTTTTAGCAAACTCTTGCAATGGGTCTAAATCTTCCATTGGAGTCTGTACACTAGGTTGAACTTCAGTAATTGCAACATCTGCGTTTACGGCAGTTGTAGTATCTACTGGATTTAAAGAAGTCGTTTCTGTTAAAGAACTATTGCTTGCTTGTTGTTCAGCGGCATATTGCTGAACCAAATCTGTGATTTCCATATATTGTTTTTGTTTTTAGGATTTACTTGTCCAAAACGTTAAGGCAAATATACAAAATTTTATATTACAAAATTTTCATAAAAGTGGCCGCCCAGGAATGGGCAGCCCTTTCAGCCATGAAAACACACATAAAGAAAGCATCTTTAAGCCATTTTTTCTTGAGACACAATACTTGCTCCAATAGTAGCAGCAGCAGAACCTGTAGAAACAGCTACAGTTAAAATGTCCTGTTTGTTACCTTGAATAGTATTATATAATGGGAAGAAATTTGATAAGTCAATTTGCAACAACCCTGAACCACCAGCAGGAGCTAAAAAAGAATACACAACTTCTCCGCCTGTTAAAGCAGTTGCTACTACATCTCTTTCAGCAAATGAATAGGTAGAACCTAGACTTGTCAAAGGAGTAAACGTAGCACCAGTTAATACCACAGGACTAGATGTTGTACTTGAAATCAACTCTACAGTACATACCGCAGTAGATGAAATATTCAATTGTAAAGGAAGAATCAATCCTCTGTTAATTAAACCAATAACATAACTATTCCCAGAAGCTGAAGCTGTTGTAGCACCTCCTGTTACAATATCTGCAATAGTTAAAACGTTTGCTGTGTTGCTTAAAATCCTTGCAGTAAAACCTAAAGTAGAGTTATAAAAAAATCTTCCTTGCCATTGGTTTACAGTCCAAGGAGTTCCTGCTACTGTAACTGAACTTGTTGTACCTGATGTAATTGCTGAACTTGCTTGAGTATACTCTAGTGTTCCCATTACACGATTACGAACCGATAACACAGGATACCTAGTTGTAGTAGATGATACAGTTCTTTGAGGAGTTCCTAATGCCATTCCATAAGCATATGTAAAACCTCTTTGCTCATCTGATTGACCTTCAACCATTACTGATACACCCCAATGCGTCATTGTTGTATTAGAAGCAGTAACTCCCGTATTTCTTAATTCATATCTAACAGGAAGGTTTCCGGTTCTAGCCCAAGCAACTGTTTGTCCTTGTAAATTTCCAAATCCAATATTATGAACCCAATGAGTCTCACCATTAATTATTACACCAAATCTTACCATACCAGCACCATACCAAGCGTATTCAATACATAACATTTGTATGTTATACCAATTGATAGAGTTTGTAAAAGTAGAATCTCCAGCCCATGATGTTTGAGGTATTCTTAACTCTGAAATAGTTCCACCTACATCTGAACGAACTACTACATTCATTCCTGATGGGTTAGAAACAGTAGGTGTTCCTTGCTCAAAGAACGCTCCATTTGAATCATCAAAAAAACCTACCCTTTGATATTGATTTGAAAATGGCCCACCAAATAATATTGCTGAAGCCATATACATAGATTTGCCAGGCTGATATCTATGGTAGGGTCTTGATTGACGTATAGCTATATCTCCTGATGAAGTAGTAACAGTCATACCAACTCCTCCTTGATTAGGCTGAGCAGCAATAGTAGCTGAGCCTGCTGTATAGCTTTCCCAACGAAGTGGTTGACTTCCATACTCAAAATCAGCATCGTAAATGTTTTGATGTCTAGTAATTTTTAATCTACCAAAAACATCCATGCTTTTTTTAGCATCAAAATTTCCTAATCCTAAACTCATGGTTTTTATTTTTTATTGTTCTTCTTGTTGTTGCCCTTGTTGTTCTTGTTCTTGTTGTTGTTGCTGAGCTTGTTGTTGTTCAGCCTCTTGTTGTTTCTGTTGCATCTTCTCCTGTACCGCACTTCCTAAAATAGAATCAGCCATTTGTTTAATCTCATCCGGTAATGGTTGTCCTGTTTTTAAAGACTCCATATACATGCTAGTAGCAAACTTAATTAACTCCAAATCTCTATCAGAGTCTCCCTTAGTTTTGTTTACCGCCATCTTACCCTGAGATTCTAGTTGACTTAACTGAGCGTCCTGTTGCATTTTTTGCTGAGACACTTGTTGTTGTATCTGCGCATTCATTTGACTATTCTTCTGCGCATTTTCTTCAGCATCTTTCTTAGCTCTCTTCATACTTTTAGCCAAGTACAACTCAGCTAACTTAACGTCTTCAATGTTTTTAATCTTAAAGACTTGTTCGTAACTAATAGCACCTGATTGTAAAGCCTGCATCATTAAATTATTTAACTCAGCTTTCTTTTGTTCATCAGGAAGCATTTCTACCTTCACATCAAAAGTCATATCTAAAAGACTCATATCATAGCCTTCCATTTCTTTATACTTAGTAGCTTTGAATACAACGCTATCCCATAACATCATAGCTACCTTTTCAGATGTCTCTTCCATTACACAAGTAAAAGCATCATAGATATATTCAGTAGCACTATTAGAACTTTGTATCTGTTGTTGCATTACTCCAAGGCCAGTCTTTACAGGTACACTTGAACCATCTCTATACTCAGAGATACCCATTTCTTCTCTTAGTCTATCTAAGTTAAAGTTGTATTGACTAATCAAAGTATTTAACTGAGCTACGTTTCCATTGTTTGGAAGTTGCTGAATAGGGAAAGCTTTAGGTTGCCCATCGTCCCCTGTTGAATCCCAAAACACTCTACCTGTCTGGTCGTATATCTTCATTAGTTGTAAAGGCTCAACAGAATTACCTGTGCCTAAATCAACATCTCTAAATCCTGAAATGTCTACAGAGAATCCATCTGGCTTCATTAAAGCAATCAACTGTTGCATCTTCATTCTGATAAGAAGCATTGCCCTAATTGGCCCCATAGCTTTCTCAATCATCGAAGGTAATAAAGCTCCTGTAGCATTTGGACAAATAATAGAATAGCTGAACATAGCATCTACGCCATTATTATAAGGACGTATTGTATTGGAAGTTAAGTCCCATTCCAACATGATATCAGTATCGCATACCCAAGCTCCATGATAGATGTTCATCATCTTATCTTCAATAACTTCTCCTGCTAGCTCTTGTCCTGCCGGAGCCATTGGCTTACCTTGTTTAGGTATAGCAAGTACATTGCCATATTTGTTTTCTGTCTTAACAGTATATTCTACGTCTACAGTCTTTACTTCAAAGTCGAAAACCAATACCGCGTAATCATCATACGGTCTGAGTTCGGTATATTTGTATGAATCTTTCCAATAAAGGTTTTCAGGTCTTTTAAGTTCTCTAGAAGCTTTCTGCGCCAACTTAAACAAAGTCTCTTCATCAAGATTGTATTTTTTTCTTATTACAGAAATCTTCATTGGGTTAACATACCCTATGTAAGCCAAGTCTTTACCGTTGTCTGTTTCAAAAACATTGTAAATTAAATTCTCAGGCTTGATTCTTTTAATCCTAATGTTATGGTTGGCATCAAAGTAAACTTTAGTAGCTGCAAAGTTACAGTCTATAATATCTCTTAGAAGCGTTCTTTTTAAGACTCCGTAATCATTTTCGTCCAAGATTTTTTTAATCTTAGTTTCAAATAATATCTCTTCAGGTAGTCTGTATTCTAAATCAAAATATAAAGCAATGTCATCTTCGTCTTCAGGCATAAACTTTTGAGACTCAATCTGATGTCCTAATTCTTTTTCAATAGCTTCTATCTGTTCCTTATTCTTCATACGGAACATGGCTTCTTGTTTTTCCATATCCTTAATAGAATCGCTCATATCATCCGTAGCTTTAACTACAGGCTTCTCTCTTCTTGATAAATATGTTCCAAGTAATATCTCTACAAACTTAGGTGCAATCTTAATAGTACTCCAATCTAAATCTACATATGTCTGGTTACCCTCTACCCTCAGCAAGTCCATAAACTCTTTCATAGAGTTTGTCCCCATTGAAAATTCTCTGTTAGCTCTCCACACTCTGTAACGCTTGCCGTAATATCCATCCGAGTTTCTATCAGCAGAATTAAATATACCTTTAGCTACTTGCAATCCATAATCCTTCTTCCTTTTTTGTGAAGGTTTGTCCATGTGCATTTGCAAAAGCCTGTCTATACTAGAAAACATATTCTTGTGTTTAATACAAATGTAACATTTTATTTGGACTTTGAACCCCAGTTAAATATTAGTTTAATATACCATTCGTCTACTATTCTATTCTTTTTAATCCAAGATGATACTATCTCAATTCTTTTTCCTTTATCTTTTGGCATAATAGTATAGCCTGTATCCCAAAATGGTTTCATTAGTTTGCGGTATCTATCAGCCCTGTTTTTTAATTCTTCTTCTGAGTACTTGCCAGGCTTGTCTGAAATCTCTTTAGCTTCTTTTACTTGGGTAATGTCTTGTTTAATTTTAGCCATATTAAAGAACATCCTCAATGTATTCTTCTCGTAGTACTCTACTACCTCTCTACCCTTGTCTAGTAAATAATAAAAACCTTTGCCGTCCTTACAGGCTAATCCCATACCTATAAGTATGTTTACATCAGCATGTATTAAAGTGTGAGGCACTCCTAATTGTTTAAAGTCAGATTGAACCTTTTGTATAGAAGTAAAATTCCTTTCATACATATAGAATAAAATTAACATCCTTTTGACGTTAAGTTTCTTAGGCAATGGCTTCATTATCTTATGAGAGATAAATCCTAAATACATTATCCACTTCCTTCTTCTTAGTTGGTAGTGCATATTTTTAATGTAGGATTCTCTTTTCTTAATGATGCCTTCTAAGTGCTTTATTCTTTCTCTGTAGGGGGCTGATAAAGTTCTTTCAAGCGCATCGGTGTTAATAATTGCTGATATATTAACTCCTTTACTTTGGCTTTCTATTTTCATTTATGAGTTGTTCTATTAATGGAATGCCTTTCTTTTCGGCTTCCTTTGCTTCATCTTCATCCATTTTAAGATAGTTAACCCTTAACCAGTTCACAGAGTCTACCATATCCTTTAAGCTAGAAGTTAACTTTTGAAACCTTTCAAATGTCTTATCATCACCATTTAAGTCAAGAGTAATACTATTTAAAGAAATAGATAGTTCGTTTATCTTCCTGTTAAGGGCAAAGAATAAAGCATACATACCATCGCTCTTGTATAATAATAGTTCTTGTTTTATTGTTTCTAATTCAGACATATTGTAGCATTAAATTTTTCTTCTGTGTTTATAAGATGTATAGAGAATTTGTTTTCAAGCACTCCATTATAAATACTGTCTATCTCTTCTTCTGTTAATGGTTCTACTAAGTCTCTAATGATATGATAATAAACTGCATCTTCCGGTTCATACTCTTTTGCAAAGTCCTCTATACAATCAAAGCTCTCTCCAAACAAAATCATATCGTATTGCTTGTCAAAAAATAATACAACTCCAGAACTTACTAAGTATTCTTTTTTCAAATACTTAATAGGACTTAAGTCTATTATAAAATTTCTAGCATTTGTCAGGTTAATTATTAGTGCTTGACTCATTGCCAAATTTAAGACACTTTATCAAATACTCCAAGCACATCATCTTTCCAAATTCTTATTGCTTTTTTTTGCTGATTCTTAAAGTGATACACTATCTCATAATCAGAATATTTGTAACAAAGAACTCTATCTCCTGGTTGAACATCATCATAGTCTTCAGGGGTAGATACAATATCAAAGGTAGTTTCCATAGTCTCTTCAAATGGAACGTGTAAGGTTGATTTGTTTTCTTTCTTAATTCTTTTGGCAATTAGATTACCATTCAAAGGTATAGGCTCTCCTGTTTCTTTATTAATCTTTGCATATACTGTTCCATCAAAATGAATAGCTAGAATAGTAGATTGGTCTGAGTAGTCTGTTTTAATAATCTGTCCTTCGTTAGTAAGTACGTTGTGGTGTACTATAATTAAGTCTCCAACCTCTACCGTTGATATCTCATCTCCCACACTCAGCACTTCACATACGGTAGGATTTATTTCACGACTATTTTCTCCGTACTTACGTCCTATATAGAGCTGAATCTTTTCTCCGTTAGGCCCATCAATAACATGTGTTTCTTTTTGCTCGTTGTATGACTTTACAACAAGTTGCTTTCTTTTTGCTTTCATGGTTTATTTTTTAGTTGATTTTCCGTCCTTCCCGTTTCTAGCCCTGTTTGTGCTTTGCGATTCGCGAACCAAAGAACCTGACTTAGTATGTGATGCATCCTTGCCATCTTTATTGCCGTAGGTTCCTGCTTCTCTGTTAGCTTTATTAAGCTTCACCCTATACTTCTTTCTTTCAGGAGTAGCGTGGTATTCTTTATTGTAAGCGTTCTTTTTCTTACGAGCTTCAGGGTTATTCTGAAAGTACTTTGCTGATTCAGACTTACCCTTACTTGTACCTGCTAGACTGTTTTTCATGTTATTTCTTTTTGTGGGCGTTAGCAAATTTTCTAGCTGAGTCTACACTACCAAATCCCCAAGCCTTTAAAGCTAAAGCTTTTCTTGTAGGTTC